GTTGTGTTCAAAAAGATTGACGTCAAGGGTCTTCAGGTGGTCCGCCGGGACAGCTGTCAGTACGTGCGCGAGACGCTCAAATCCCTCCTGAATATGATTCTCGAAAGTGATGACCCGCGGCCGCCAGTGGAGTTTGCCAAGGCGGCCGCCAAAGCTCTTACTGCAGGGGAGGTGCCGACTGATAAACTGATGATGAGCAAGCAGTTGGCTTCGTCCTACAAAGTCAAAATGCCTCACGTGGAGGTGCGTGACAAGATCAAGAAGCGCAGTCCAGGCTCGGAGCCTCAGCAAGGAGACCGCGTCCAGTTTGTAATCGTCGAGGGCCCCAAGAATGCCAAGATGTATGAAAAGGCGGAGGACCCTGAATGGGTGGCTGAGAAAGGGATCAAGATCGACTACCAGTATTACTTCACCAACCAGCTCAAGAAACCGGTGTGCGACCTGCTTGAGCCTCTATTAGGCAGCGACACAGCGAGTCTCCTGTTCGCTCCAAAGGTCAAGAAGATCACAGATTTTTTCGGGCTTAAAAATTAAGGACGCTAATTTGGTATGGAGAAACAGATCAATGACATGATCGAAGAGGAGGTGAATAGGCGTGTTGCGTTGCGCCTTCGAAAGTCACTCGAGGTGATTGCGAAGCTCTACACCATCCCCCTAACTCGGCTCGTAGAAGATACGGCTGACGTGGAGTGCAGGTTCTGCAAGGGGCAGCTGAAGAGCAAAACGAGGTGTCTCAAGGAGCCCAAGGCGAACGGGTACTGTAATTTTCACCAAAAGCAGGCCCCACAGACGCCAGTTGGAGAACCTGCCAAACACAAAGAGACAGAACCAGTTGTTTGGAATTTGGAGGCTAGAAGTCGCTTAAACATTTAAGAACCTAAAATATCAATGAGTAAATCTGACCTTCTTCTAGAAAGTCTCACCCGATTTTTCTCGGAGAAAGAAAACTCTGATCAGTTGCGAGATGTTCTCTGTCACAACAAGGGAATTTCACTTCGAAACTTGGAGTGGTTTGTGACCAACTACTCCAAGGCCCGTCACATCACATACACGGCGCCTAACGGCAAGATATTCACTGTACATGTGGCTTACAAGTCGTCGCTCGACGGCTACTCGAAGAAGCTCTTCGATCCTTTCTGCCGCACGGAGCGCATTGAATTTCAAGGCATCACCACAACTGTAGCCCAGCTGAACTTCATTCGTTGGTGCATCACGAATGGAATTATCGCATACCTCATCAAGCAAAAGGAAGTCTTGCGGACCCATTCGCAACCTCCAAAATCGTGTATCCGTAATAAAATACATACAGTTGATACCCCTGAATCAACTGAGATGCATACGCAGGTACAAATGACAGGTTCAGTTTAGTAGTCTGGGAATTCAGCTTGGAAAAGTTGATATACCCACCTGAATTATACTCTTTTGGAGAAAGACCAAATGAATACATGTAAATATTCTTGGCCGGAACCGATAAACCGTGATCCATGGGCTGCTTGAATGAATAGTAGAGCGATCCCTTGAATGTACTGGAAATGTCGATTCCGTTCAACACAATCTTAGCCGTGTCAATCACATCTATAAAAGAGGTTGTTCCGGACGCGAAAGTCAAAGGCACGGCGGTCTGAATATACTGGGTTGTATATCCGTAAATGTACCGTGAATCATAATAAAGACCTGAAGGCGCGCCGGTTGGAGTTGCGATAGATTCATATTTGCGATTGCGAATAAACCAAATAAGCATCTGCACAGGAAAACTGGCAGTGAGCTGAATCTGGGGGGTGGCGTTGGTGAATGGAAGCGCCGACTCTCTCTGAACTCTATTGATGACATACCTTTGAGGGGTGGATTGATAGTAAAGCTTCTCGGCATCCGTCAGTTTAATTTCCTCCAAAATTAGACTTGGACTAATAATGTCTTTTCTCGAGACGCCCAAGTCATTTGTGATCCATACCCATGGATTGAACTTGATTTTGAGATAGATTCTCTGATTAGATATGGCGCACAGTGGCAGGTAAGGGCGGCGCAGTCTCTCACGGCCTTTATTGGCATATGAGTGTCTTCTACAGAAGAAGAATTCAAATGGTATGATCATATTGAGCGTGGTAGTGGGGCTTACGTTGGATGCGGATCCTCCATTCACCGCTGAAAACATGGACTGCTGCTCATCTGCATCCAGGAACACCTGATCACGAATAAAGAACCAATCATCATACACCGTCTCTATCACAGTGTCATTTATCATAAAGTCGGCTTGAGCTATGAGAGCGCGTCCTACCTGGTTGGTATATGCATTGGAAGAACTCGTAAGCGCAGGCAAAGAGCACTGAAGGTACATGTTGCACAGTAAATCTCCAAGTTCTTTCGGTTTGAGCTCTATCGTGATAGTTTGACCAAGAAACACATTACCTGAAATGGGGACATTGCGTTGATACATGACGAAATTGCTATGCTGTGGAAATTTTGCATTAAACATTTCATCATCCTCACCCCGCGTGTATTTTTCTTGGGGGCCCACTGCGTAAAGGGACATGGTGGTGCCCGAGTTGTACCCCTGCTTAGTAATCTCCTTATATTCATCTTGAAATATTTTCACCTCCTTGATGTCCGTGTTCAGCTCTCGTAAAGGCGCGCCACCTGCAATCTTGAGCTTGGTATTCATCTCGATCATAGTCACATTGGAAGTTTCAGATATGTACTGGACATTCGCTCCAATAATCTTGGCTTGGGCAGGTGGCTGTTTCACAATTATATTTTCAACTGGAATTGGTAGTCCAGTATTTTCAGGGATGGAATCTGTATTCAGAACTATATACGAATCGTACCACCACAGTTCAGTGACACGACCTGATATGGTCACAAACTGCTTGACTGTGACGTTGCCCGTAAGGCCTGGGATTCCAGAGACGCTCCACCCCTCCCCGAACATAAGAGGTACCACAGACCCCTTTATGTAGAAACTAGGAACATTGCGTGATACATAATAGAACCCTGACAAGGCCCCTGTGATGGAGTTGGTCACAAGAGAACTGGCGTCTGGTGGGTACAAGGTGGCGCCAATCACACCTTGGGCACCCTCTAGATTCTGCTCAGTATCCGTCTGACACTCGAAAGACCACATATAAGCCTCGCTATTCTGCTCGCCAAGCTTCTTTATGCCCGGCTCTTCACTGACTTGGGTAAGAATGACGTTGCCCATCAGTCCTGTAACGCCAAAAGCACGCCACCCAGGGCCTATGGGTGCCTTCATAGTGGCCGTGAGTAGAGGCCACGTGGTATTCACATAGAAGGTCACCACATTTGATGAAGTTGCCATAAAGAACCCACTAATTTGAACCGGAATTGGTACTGGCTTGGCGACTGACTCAGGTGGCGGTGGGGGTGGGGGCGGCGTCACTGCCGCCACCAATTTCCTTTGTAATTGTCTTTCAAGTTCCAGAATCTTCTGAAATTGTGTAATCGGATTTAGTTCCATCCTCTACAAATTGGACAGGTTATTTTTCCACAACTGCACCACACTCGTCGCCTTGAGTGCATCGCGCTCGGCCGCCTTGGCACGACACAGAGCCTGCAGCTTATCAACCTCCTCCTTCGTGTATTGGTACGTCTTGATGTCAAGTAGCTTGGGCCAGATGGTATCGTCGTACTTCTCGCGACGGAGCTGCTCGTGAATCTTTCCAAGTGGAATGTTGAAGATGTGCATGCGCGGAGTCACCGCCACGTCACGAATGAAACGGGCCTTCTCCGTCAGCCACTGGATATCCTCGTCGAGCTGGTTCAGAAGGTGCTGCTTGCGCTTCTTGTAAATCTTGATCCGAATTTCAATATATTCAACTAGAATCTCCTCCGGACTATTATACTTTTTCACAGCCCCGTTAGGCCCAATCAGGTACATGTTACTCGTGTGAATGGTCTTGGTCAGTCCCAGCTCTTTCACAGGATCGTCGCCGCCAAACCCCCAGATGCGAAAGTCTGGTTGTGTTTCACTCGAGTGATTTTCGTACTTTTGAATCGTGCCCTTATCAACCAGCTCATCCAGGTGCTCCTTGACGTCCTGGATCCACCGGCCTGGAGGTAGCTCGGTGATGTGCAGCTGTGATCCCTCCTTGGCCACCACACCGCTCAGAACCCACGTGTGATCCTTCGTCTTCTCCGTCTTGCCCTTGAAACCCTTGAAGTGCGGCTTCATCGGCACCATAGCCACCTGGTCCAAAGCGCACAGAATGTTTGTCTTGATCGCCTCGTAGTCGAACGGAGGCACGTAGCAGCTGAACCCCGTACCGATGCCCTCGGCACCATTCACTAGAATCATGGG